CTCACGGTGCAGTCTCGCCACAAATGGCGGAGCAATCGCTCTGTAATCCTTTAAATCATTGATAGGAGTGTCTTTATGACAGTCGAAACCTCTGATTCACTGGTGACTTATGTTACCTACACGGTTCCTCCTTCCAAGCAATTTGCCTGGTTGGATTCCGATGTTAAACAGCATGTCACTACACAAGTGTATGCTGCGGGTAACAATCTTGAAGGCCGAAAGGTTTTAGTGACAAGCAAGAAAAATCTGCAAGTCACTACTGTCGGTCTTCGTGAGTCAAATCCATTTGATGTACCACCTGACGTTGGTTATGAAGCCAAACGTCGGTTAGGTGAGTACATGTCTCACAAGTCTTATGATGTTAGGTCGGAAGTTATTGATCAACCTTTATGGGCTTTCCGTACAAACGGGAACCCATGGTACGAAGAATCATATCTAAGTATGGTTAATCAATTATCCTTTCTTCCGGACCAATTCGATATCGTCCAAATTGGCGATGCTTACAGACAGGCAGTTTTAAACCTGTATGGCAGCTTATCTAAGAGACAAAAGTTAGCCGGCGGGGTTTTCCTCGCTGAACTTTCTGAGTCTGTTGGATTAGTCGGAAAAGCATCACTCGCGATATTCCAAATTGTACGTGCCCTTAAAAAGGGTCGTGTCAGTGAGGCTCTACGCGTTATAAGAGACTATGGGTCGGTGAACACAAACCTTCGTGGTTTGCGTAATCGAAGTGAACTAGCAAGACGGTCCAGACAAGCTGGTGAACCTTCCATTTCAAAGAGCAAATATGCCTCTAAGATGTGGTTGGAACTTCAGTTCGGATGGATTCCGATCATGAACGACATTAACGATTTAATTACTACCGTTACTGAAGGTCTGATTTCGGACGAATTGTTCGTTCACGTGAGTGGTTATGGTTCGGAAACACGCGACTTTAAGACATTTATGTCTCATGAGATCGCTCCGAATACCAGGGATGTTATTGGTGTTGTTAAAGAAAAGGTTAAGATGTCTATTAATGCATCTTTTACTTCTTCCGATACAATTTCTGCTAGATTGCAGGCCATTGGTCTCCTTAATCCACTTAGTATTGCCTGGGAAATCGTTCCTTTTAGCTTCGTTATCGACTGGTTTATTCCAGTCGGCCGATGGCTAGATACGATTAGTGTCACTGCCGGTTTGACATTTATAGAAGCGTCTCAGTCTGTTAAAACTGAGCGCAACTTTGTCTTCCAGCATAAAGCACTTTCAAACCCAGGTCCGCTTGAGGTCAACAGGGGGTCTTTATCTTTCGATCAGAAGGCGTATTCAAATACGTTTCTCCGATTGACAGGTTTGGATTTACCCGACTTTCCTACTCCGCGGATCTCCTTTGCTGAATTTCTTCAGCCTTGGAAAATAGTTACCTCATTGGCTCTTTTAAAGAGTCTTTTTGGTAGATAACTTAACTTGAAAACGGCCTTAGCCGTAAGGAGCCCCATAATGGGCGCAAATACCAATCTAACGTACAACCGCATCAGCGCTAAGGGTGTTACAGCCTTTGCACACACACTCACTCCAAAGAGAAACCGTAATGGTATCTTCGAATGGTCTGGGCGTAATGCATTGGATGATAAACTCTCAACCGCTGATACGGCTGCACCGATTGTTGCAACTGCATCTGTAAGGGCAGGTACTGCTGCGAACCCCGTGACACTGGCCGAACGCGTTAAGCGTAAGTCAGTGTTTAAGGTTCGCATCCCTGTGGATACGAAAAATGCGGCTGGCGACACAGTTTTAGATTACTGTGACGTTGACCTCACTATCGCTACCCCCGTTGGGACTAGTGATGGCGTAAACCGTAGTGCTATGGTAGCACTTGGTGAACTCATCATTGACCATGCAACACTTGTTGATATTGTCTTCTATGGAAATGAGCCTTATTAAGGTCCATCTCACCGCCTTCCTCAGTCTGTGTAAGCGTATTATTCGCTTCACATTCAAGTGGGAGACGTAAAGTTTTCAATATTATTGGAGGTTTGAATGAATACATCTTCCCCAAAACGCCACCTGTTGCAGCCATGCGACAGGATAGGTATATCTTTTGATGACCATACGATGTTTGCACCTGAAACACACGCGAATTTAATTCTCGCTATGTGTGAAGATGTTGGCAGTTGTTTGGCTCTTAAGATTAAATTGCTGCTTAATAGCGGCGATATACCTGCGTTACTTAGTGTTGAGGTAAATCCTAATTCGTACTTCGACTCGGCGTCCTATTTTAAGGATGCTTCAATCGTTGCACTTATAAAGAAATACCCATTTTGGTCATTACCAGTTAGTGCCAAGCTCACCGCGATGAAAACTTTCATCGATTGTGAGGTCATTTGTGAACAGACTAATACCAAGTTTTGGAATGGTACTTTTAAAAAAGAAGTATCATCTGTCAACAGCATTCTTGCTATTGCACAGAGAAAAATTTCCTCAATTTTAGGTGTTTGTCCGGACATTTCTGACCTTTCCTTTGAGTTTGGCCCTGGTGCCACTTACAGTGTAAAAAATAACACGTCAGCCTTAGATAAGCTGCATAGTAAGTTGGATGTAACAAGGAACTGTTACGGTCTAGCAGAAGTATTTCTGCGAAGCTGTCCCGGTTGGAAGTCCTCTGATTTCATCATCAATGATGAGATCTTTGGGCCACCACGTCCGCATTCTTTGAATGTGGTTTTGGGAGACAGGTTATCCTTTGTACCGAAAAATGCAAAAACCGATCGTCCTATTGGTATAGGCCCGCTTTTAAACGGGCTGATCCAGAAGGGCGTTGGTTCAGCTATTCGTCGTAAACTTGATCCTATCCTTTCTTTGCGCTATGCGCAGGATCGGCATCGGTCTCTCGCTCTTGCCTCCAGTATGGACGGTCGTTTCTCAACGATCGACCTTAAGAGTGCATCTGACACCATTGCTATTGCTTTGGTTCAGGATCTACTCCCACCTGATTGGTTTGAGCTTATGGACAAGTGCAGAAGTCACTCCTACAGCATTGAGGGCAAGTGGTATAACTACCGCAAGTTCTCCGCTATGGGAAATGGCTTTACATTTGAACTAGAGACTCTTATTTTTTACTCCATTGTTTACGCTTCTTGCGTTTACCTAGGTTTAGAAACTGAGATGATCAGTGTTTATGGTGACGATATAATCACTCCTACCGCATCTGCATCTCTTGTTATAGAGGTGCTATCCTTCTGTGGTTTTTCGACAAACAGTGATAAAACGTTTGTTGATGGTCCATTTAGGGAAAGTTGCGGCGGTGATTACTTCTGCGGTTTTGATGTTCGACCTTTTTATCTTAAGGATCGTATTTCTTACCGTAGTCTTTTTCTTATGCATAATTTCTATGAATATAAGGGGTTTCGTTTCTACTTCCCAAAGTTTTTTCGACTTATTCGTCGATTACTAGGAAAGAAGACTCTCGACTTCTATAAATCAGGAAATTATTTGGACGACGGATCCCTATTCCATTGGGATCAACCTCTCTGTAGTTACAATTCCGTTGTGGCTTCAGTTAGAGGTGTCCGTCGTTCGCATAAGTTGAACTCTTTTGGGGTGTCCTACGCGCTTTACAAACTCCAGTTTTACCGGAGCAAGTTTGGCGTGGAAGACGTTCCCTTGTATAAGACCGATAATTTTCGTGTCAAATATAGAGTTCATCGTCATGTACA